GTTCCATGCTGTCAACTTTGACACGAACCACATCAAATTCTGCACCAAAGTAGCCGTCACTTTTTACAGTAACAAACCCACCTCGGGCACCTTTTGTGTAATCTTTAACTAGTGTAAAGGCAATGTTCTGCACAGATTTGTTGCGATAGTTGCCGTTACGTATTAGTACTTGAGTCATTTATCTAGCTCCTTTTTAATTACTATACTTCTATTGTAGCAAATGGGCAATTTCTGGTCAACCTCTAGTTTTTTGGGTATTTTAGCGAGTGTTGCACAAAAACAACACTGTAAAATCCTGGGTTTTGCCTCTTTTTTAACTGCAAATGCATTGTACTATATCTAGAATTAGTGGTCAAGCACAAAAGAAAAACCCTGCTCTGGGCAGGGTTTTTTACATATTTACAGCATTTATCAAGGTGTTGATTCTGGCACAATTGCTTGGCACTCATAATCAAATTCTATAGTGGAACCGGAAGGCACCCACCAGATCCACTCGCCGGTGAGATCCGGATTGGAGGTTTTTTTAGTAACCGGGATGCCATTAATACGAACATTAGTTTTTGTATCACCAGCAGGTATGTCAATATTTTCAACAAAAACTGCGGTCGGTTCAATACCGTGTCCAGGAGTTCCCGGGGGTGCAAAACTACCAATTGTAATTTGTTTTAATTTTAAATCACCGTTTGTTGCAGTGATCGACACAGGCAATATTCCAGCCAAATCAGTGTCTGTTGGCCAACTACACAATGCAACACAATTGATAATGTTATCTTCACTAACATAAGGTGCAACTGTTGGCACAGTACCAGAATACACATCTGTGCCGTTAAAATTCACCACAAGTGTTGCTGGATTCGCTGTGTCACCCACAACTTCTCCTAATAATTCATGCCATCTCTGACCCATAGTATATCTCCCTGTTGTTGTATTTATTTATCATCAAATTAGATAATCAAATCCAATGTTGAACAATCTTGTGATCCAGTACATCGTGTGGTTTGGGTTTGCCGTGAAAAACTACTATACTTACATTGTCGTCTAGAATAGCCCCTGCGTCGGGGCATCGAACCGTGCGAGTTCTTAGATCCATGCCACCATCGCTCACTTGCCAACGCCAGCTTTGCACCAGACTTTCATCAAAAAATCTCAAACTAATCGGGGGTACTACTTCGGTTATAAAGTCCTGATCACCGGGGTACCGCCGAATAATTTCCATGGGATCGTTTTCCATAAACTGCGTCCAGATATAAGGATGTGTACTGTTGTTCCAATGCATCACACTGGAATTTATACCTTGCCAGGTGGGCCGCTGTAGATACTTAAAATCTCTAATGGCCCAAAAATATCTTGGAGAACAATCCAGTATCCAGTCAATTGACTTTACCAAAACAGTGTCAAGATCAAAATATAGCAATTGCCCTGGAAATGTGTCTGGGTTGAACATTTGCATTTTATACCACCAACTACGTCGTGGTCCAGCAACACCGGGCCACTCTTCAAGAGTGTGTTTGATCATGTGGTCTGGAACGGCCCTGCTGTCTTCAGTCCAGACGTGTAATTTTATTGGTCGCGACAAGTTTCTTGACAGCATAGAATGCAGTCGATCAACATAGGTCCAATCATATGCATTGCCATGTATAACACAGGCACAGTTTACAGGAGTTTGATTCATAGGGAGATTTGATATTTAGTATTATGTACGTACATAAATATCATTATGAAAATAATTGTTGTCACTGGTGGGTTTGATCCACTGCATTCAGGTCACATTGCCTATTTCAAAGCTGCTCGAACACTTGGGGATAGGTTGGTTGTAGGACTTAACTCTGATGAATGGCTTAGCCGTAAAAAAGGTAGGCCCTTTATGCCTTTGCAAGAGCGCATGGCCATTGTGGGCAATCTTGAAGTAGTTGATGAAGTTGTTGTTTACAACGATGATGATGGGTCCAGTTGTGATGCCATCAAACTAGTTAAATCTCGCTACCCCACAGCAGACATTGTGTTTGCTAATGGAGGCGATCGCACTAAAGATAATATCCCTGAAATGGTATTTGATGATGTGGAGTTTGTGTTTGGAGTAGGTGGCCAAAACAAAATGAACTCTAGTTCATGGATACTAGAAGATTGGAAGAAACCCCGGACCACACGTGCCTGGGGGTATTATCGGGTGTTACACGAAGTTGGACAACACACCAAGCTCAAAGAACTCACTGTGACTCCCAAAACTTGCTTGAGCATGCAACGTCATGAAAAACGTGCTGAGTTTTGGTTTGTTGCCGAAGGTGAAGCCACTGTTTACACTGTGGATCCGCACAGCACAGATCATGACATAATGGCAAGTCCGGCACGCCATCAACATACGTTTATCCGACTTAATGAATGGCATCAACTTTGCAACGAAACTGATCAACCTCTCAAACTAATTGAAATTCAATACGGCGAAGATTGTGTAGAAGAGGATATTGAACGCAGATGAAAGCCATACCAGTTTATGTTGGATATGATCCAAGAGAAGCCATTGCTTTTCACACCTGTACAAACTCAATCATACGTCATGCATCAAAGCCTGTGGCTATTATTCCTGTGGCGCTAAACTTGTTTCGTGACTATGAAGAAACACACACAGATGGCAGCAATCATTTTATCTACACACGATTCCTTGTGCCCCACCTGCAAGAATATACAGGCTGGGCTATCTTTATTGACGGCGACATGATTGTGCGCGGTGATATTACTGAACTGTGGGAGTTAAAAAATCCTTATAATGATGTCATGGTGGTCAAACACGATTACCAAACACGCATGCCTGTAAAGTACCTAGGAGCAAAGAATGAAAACTATCCTCGAAAAAATTGGTCTAGTGTTATTCTGTGGAATTGTAATAGCTTTCCTAACAGGAAACTTACCCCAGAGTTCATACAAAAATCCACAGGCAGTGAGCTCCACCGCTTCTCGTGGCTAGAAGATGACCGCATCGGTGAACTACCGCCTGAGTGGAATTGGTTGCCTGACGAGTACGGTGTCAACCGAGATGCCAAGCTGTTACACTACACGCTAGGCACACCTTGTTTTCAAGAGTTTGCTGACACCCCACAGGGTGACGAATGGCATCGTGAACGCATCTTGACCGAGTACTGCTTGCAAAGGAATATGCTATGATTTTACCAGTAGCACTAGTTGATCGGTGGCCCGGTGATGAATATAAACAACATCATGTCACAATTGAATCAGCACTTAAACACAGTGTTGCCGATTTGCTAAAACTTCGCAACGAAGTTAACATTCTCAAACAAATTGAACAACAATGGGGATTGAGTGCAATTCCAGAAGAGTTGTTAACTAAAGAAATTAAAAATGCTATCAAGCGCAATGGCGGAGATGAACTAGGTCAAGAGTTTCGCCAATATATTATACATCAGGCTGAAAAATTTGATCGTTGTTTAAAATTCTCTGACTATCCTGCCATGGTCATGGCGGCCTATCCAACCAGTAAATTTGTTTCCAAAGATAAATTTTGGGAAGAGGCTGAAGATATTATTAAAACCCCAGTGCTGGTGCGCGGCATTAGTGCAGGTAAAATAATCAAATTTGTTCAGGAACACGGACAAGATTACTACTTCATTGAAACCGGATACCTTGGAAACTATCGATGTGACAACAATCAAACTGGTAGAAAAATCTATCACCGTATTGAAAAAAACAACATGCAACAAGATCGAATCATGGATGTTCCCCCAGATCGCTGGCAAGAGGTGTGTAAGTTCAATCCTAATCTAACATATCGTGGCTGGCGCAAGCCCGGCAGTAAGATTTTGCTGGTCATGAGCACCGATAAACCATTCCAGTACTATGGTACCACACGTGATAAATGGATCAAGAACACAATAGCAACCATACGAAAACACACAGATCGTGAAATTGTCATACGTGAGAAGGCTGGTCGAGGCGAGCGCACAAACCACACTATCTACGATGCTCTAGACAAAGATATCTATGCATTGGTTACTTACAACAGTATTGCCGCAGTTGAAGCTATACAGCATGGCATCCCAGCATTTAGCATGGCACCCACTGCCGCTAGCCCAGTTAGTTCAACTGACTTGTCGCGGATTGAGAATCCCCCACGTCATGACGAAGACTTGATCTACAAATGGTTAAGCAGTGTGGCATATGGGCAGTTTAGTTTAAGTGAGTTAATCACAGGTCGAGCCTGGGAATTAGTACAGGAAAATCAAAATCGTGCGACAATTAGTTGTTAAAAGCTATCTTGGCAGTTTGCCTGCAAAGATCAACGGCGAAGAAAAAACCAATGCACTGACTTACTTTGCCGAAGGTGCTGCCAAGTGTGGAGATATCGGGACAACCACACGCAGTCAAACATACGAAGAATGTGATGTGGGTGCTATAATTGGCAATGCATTTGATGCCAACCCCGGCAAAGTAAATCTCCCGCACTATAAAGTTCGCAAAATGGTCATGGACACACAAGCTAATCTGCACAAGTATTGGCTCAGTGTTGACAGCAATGTGTTTATCTACAAAGACCGGTTAAACCCACATCGCTATCTACGTTATAGTTTCAATGGAGTATTTCCTAAAACAGGTATCTACTGTAATGAAAACCCAGGTGAAGAAAACTGGGCCAACATGCGCAGACACTACAACATGGATCTTGGCCCTTGGCGTAGAAGCGGCAAGCACATTTTGATTGCCATGCAACGACCAAAAGGTTGGAGCATGCGCGGAGCCAATCTCATGACATGGTTAGATGACACTGTCAAGAAGATTCGTCAGTACAGCGATCGCCCTATCAAGATACGCTGGCATCCAGGTGATTGGAAAAACTTTGCCAAGGATTTTGATCCTGCAAAATATGGTGCCAAGCTAAGTCCACAAGACCGTCATATTACAGAAGATCTTGTTAGCTGTTGGGCATTGGTGTGTCATAACTCAACACCCAGTGCTGTTGCTACCATTGAAGGTATTCCGGCCTTTATCACAGATGATCCGGGATATAGTCAAGCCGGTGCAATGGCCAACACAGACTTTAGTCGCCTTGAAAGCCCTGTGATGTTGGATCGTGAGCTATGGATTCGTCAACTGGCTCAGTGTCACTGGAGTTTTGATGACCTTCGATCGGGTCGTTGCTGGAATCACATGCGTCAATGGGTACAGGTGAAGTAAAGTACCAATTGTACAATTCATCCAATTGTTGCGTGTAGCTGCCAATACCAGTTTTAAATTCTGCACGAGTATCTAACAATACTTTGTTGACATCTTTGGGGCCTGATGTTTTATGAACAGTCTTGCCAAGATTCCAGCGTTGATTAATTTTATACAATAATCCGTATTTGTCAATCTTGTTAGAGTTGCTTACTAGATGGTATACTCCGGTAATTCTAGGCCTGCCAATGTAAAGCTCAATACATTTGGCCAATTGCAATGTTGTGATACCATTCCACCAAGCATTGTCCCACCCCTGTAAGTCTTGTTCAGGGTTGGTGTAAATCCAATTAAACAATCCTGTGCCATCCTTGAGCTCTGGACCAATAATGCTCATTCTGAACGTAATATCCTTGTCATTGACAAGTTCACCCATGGCCTTGCTACGACCATAAGCATTTGTCTCTGTAGGTAAGTCGGATTCTTTGTAGTTGCCCTGCTGGCCATCAAACACACAATCTGTACTGAGATGAATAACTCGAGTGGCGGTGCCTTTATAATGTTGCTCTAAAAAGTGCGGCCACCATGAGTTAATTAATACAGCACGATCAGGGCGGTTGATACAATCCTTAACCAATAAACCAATACAGTTGACCACAAAGTCTGCTTGACTTTCTCTACGGCTAAAAAAGTCTGTCACTTGCCAGCGTTTTTCAACATCTAGTAGATCTCTTGCAATACCAACTACGTTGTGTCCTTGTTCTTTGAGATAACGTGCAACCACATGTCCTGCCATGCCGTTGCTGCCAAATACCAATACTCGACTCATAAAAATCCTCCTTTGCGTAACATTGCGGTTAATTCAGGTCTTGTCATTTCTTTTGTGCGACTGCTAAACTCTTGGTAGGGAAATGCATTTTGTGTGCTGTAGAGTTTTTTCAAGTTAACAGGATCTTTAGGTGGCACTATCACAAAGTAATTTTGATCATAACAATAACTTAGCGGAGCTTCGTGTTTGCTGACCAACATTTCATCTAGTTTTTCCCCGGGACGCATGCCAGTTTCTACAACTTCCACACGTCCGTAGTGTTCCATTAACACATCTGCTACATCAGTAATTGAGCAAGCAGGCATGTTCATCACAAATGTTTCTCCACCTAAGCTAGCAATGGCTGCTTTAAACAACAATTCAATTGCTTCTTCCAGTGTTAAGAAAAAGCGTGTCATGCGTCGATCAGTTATTGTAATAGGGCCGCCTGCTTTGATTTGTTCAATAAAATAAGGAATTACAGATCCATTTGATCCCATGACATTGCCACCACGTACACACACAAACTTGGTGTAGTCAGACAACTCATTGCCTTGGATGATCAACTTCTCACCCACGCTTTTGGTCATGCCGTACAAGTTAACAGGTTCCACAGCTTTGTCAGTGCTTACGTCTATCACCTTCTTTACACGATTTAGTATAGAAGCATTCACAATGTTGGTTGTGCCTGAAATATTTGTTTTGATGGCTTCTTGTGGATGATCTTCGCAAATAGGCACATGTTTGAGTGCTGCCAAGTGGAAAACATAATCAATTCCACGTGTGGCAAATTCCACGCTGTCGTAGTCACGCACATCTCCAATTACAAACTTCAATCTTGAATCATTGAACTTGCGTTGCATTAACACTTGTTGTAGTTCACCACGACTGAAGATTACAACTTCACGTGGATTGTGTGTTTCCAGCAACATGCGTGTGAGTGTTTGTCCCCACGATCCTGTACCACCTGTTATTAAAATTTTACTGTTATTAAACATTTTGCTCTTCTGTACATGCAACACAGTTAATCCGTGTATTTTTTTATGTTTTGGAACGGCGTTAGTTCTAGATATTTCACAAGTACCACCTAGTTCACTGATTAAGTTGATCATAAACTTATCACTGCGGCAAAGATGTCCGGCTGTGGCCCACGCCGGATCTGGATCCGCACCATTGTCTTCAACACCGTTGGCCCAGACATATTCTATGGCAAATGTTCCTGTGGGGGCTAGACTACGAATTGCATGCTTGAGTTCATTAACTAGTGATTCGGTGACAACATGCTGAACAACATTATGACAAATGATCAAATCAAAGTAGTCAGTGGGCAATGATTCAACATCATTGATGTGATAAACTGACTCACATATAGGGTGAACACGATCCAGTGCAGAATCACTAATGTCTAACACACTGATCTTGGCTATTTCTGCAAATCCTTGGGTCACATAGCCCAGTCCGCATCCAATCTCTAACACACACATTCCGGGCACAATTAAATCTTTTACATTTAAAAAATCTACAGTGGCATCAAATCCGCAACCCGACAGTGTTTGTGCATTGTCTTGATCATGTTGCTGGTTCCAAAATTTTTGATTGTGGTCCATTTACATCTTTCCCATTATGATATTCACAACTACATCACTGACATTAGATCTGGTATATTCTTCAGGTACTGTCCAATTTTTAAGTGTTAGCGCCTGTTGATATCCTGCTAGAATATTGTGTGTTTCGAGCCCAGTTACAATATTTGATCCACACATGACCGTTTCCGGCCGTTCCGTAGTTGCTCTTATAGTTATTGTTGGTTTTTGGAACAGGCACATTTCCTCTTGTACTGTTCCAGAATCGCTGATGGCTAATCTGCTGTTGCATTCTAAATTTGCCCAATCAAAAAATCCCATGGGTTTGGAAACAATAATACGGCTGTTTAATTTTCTAGTTATGCGTTGTTGAGTTTTGGGATGACAACTAAACACAATAGGCAAGTCTTGACTGATTGTTTCAAATGCTTCAAGTATATTTGCCAAGCGAACAGGATTGTCCACATTTTCAGCTCGGTGAGTAGTGGCCACAATGTATTGATATGGCACAAGTTCTAGTTGGTCAAGTATTGTGCTGTGTTGTATTCTGTCACTGTAGTAGTCTAATACTTCTTGGATGGGATTTCCTGTGACAAAGATTTTATTGTTTGGCAAACCTTCACGTAGCAAGTTTTCTCTACTGTAGCCAGTGTAGGGCAAGTTGATACTGGCCGAGTGGTCAATTATTCTGCGATTCTTTTCTTCGGGCACCGAAAGATCGTAACAACGATTACCAGCTTCCATATGATACACCGGAATACCCATGCGTTCACATACAACAGCGGCCAACCCGGAGTTAGTGTCACCCAAGACTAGTACTGCATCTGGCTGAAACTCTTGGCAATACTTTTCTACGCCTATAAATGTTGCAGATAGTTGCTGGCCAATAGTTCCGCGACTCTCTAATACTATATCTGGCCGCCGCAACTGTAATTCTTCAAAGAATATATCGTTAAGTGTGGGATCATAATTTTGTCCGGTGTGTAACACGCGATGATCCGCCGCTTGATCTAACTTGGGTATCACACGACTGAGTCTGATTATTTCTGGGCGTGTGCCTAGTATGGTTAAAACTTTACGCTTCATAATATCCTACATAGTAATCGTCAAATCCTCGAATTTCAACACGAGTGAAGCCTGCAAAGTCTTCAGGGGTCCATAGGCTCTTGTGCAAATCATACTCATTGCCGTGACACCATAGTTCGGGATTGTTCACATTCTCATGATTCTCTGTCCAAATTTCTTCCATGGGGGTGAGTAAAAATATCCGACGGTTGGTAATTTGTTTAACTTGTTCAATTAATTTTAGGCCGGCGTCTTTGCTTAGGTGTTCAATAAAATCTAACATAAGCACATAGTCCCAACGATCTGGAGTAATATCTGTTACAGGAGTTGTTTCTAAGTCGGCCACAATATCTGGTTCAACCCATGCCCAAGCATCCACAGTCAACATACGACCACACTGTTTGCGCAAAGGGTCACTGTACATTTTTGGACCGCATCCAAGATCCAATAGGCTTGCACCCGGTGCTACTTGTGATTGCAAATATACAACTAGATCGTCGTTGCTAAAAGCTCGTTTTCCTTTTACTGTGTGTTTCATTTGTCAAACCCTTTGGTTTTTATTATTTCAGTTATCAAGTTGTTGTAGTTGTCGAGTGTGTCCGGTGTGAATTGATTTTCAAATTCTTGTGACACAGGGTGTCCAGCAAACCAATGATATCCTAATATGCACGGATGCTTCATGCGTTTTCGAACTATGTGTGTTAGCTCTTGATAAAAGGAGTCTACTGCCTTGGCCGAAATACTGTACACACAATTTTTGTTTAAAAAAGCAAAATGATTTTTAGGAAATGCTGTTTGAAAATCTTCAAGACTTTTGTAAGGGGCAAATAACGCATTACCAATGCATTGATATTGTGCGGGATCGTATTCAGCTAAACTTTGTTCGTGCATAGCCCGATAAAAAGTATTGTCTTGAGATCCGAGCATAAACCCCACTGTGTGTTTTTGGGGCGGTATCAATGGGCACAAGCCTGTTTTTAATTTAGAATTTTCTTTTGAATTTTCTGTTAAATTAGTCATGGGGTCTGTATATAAAATATCTATATCAGACCATAGTCCACCCACTTCATGCAAAATTTTCCAACGCAAAAAATCTGATTTGTGAACTTCGTGTGCTTGGTTGTCAAACCCATAACTATCAAAATCGTGTTGTACTATTTCAACTCTTAGATCAGGCAACTGGGGTGTCCAGTCTTGTTCAATATTAGATTGTTGTTGCTCGTGTGTGTACCATGTGGGTGCTGTTGTGCTAGACACCGCAGGAATGTGCATTTGAATTTGCCATTCAGGATTTAACTGCTCAAATGACTTAACTGACAAGTATCTCAAATAACTGAGATTGCCACCACCCCAGTAAAAGTGTGCTGTCTTGGGGATGTTTTTTAAATGCCACATATATCAATTTTGTTATTTGCTCGAACTTGAAGGTTGTCTTTGATACTAGTCCATAGTTCTCGATTGTTTACAGTCACTGGTGGGTTGTGTGGGTTATCATAGGTTTTTCTGTGATACTGATGTACGACCCAAGGATCTTCTACAAATTGCAAGTCCAGGTGCATGGCTCTAATACGATAGATTAATTCTACGTCATCCATGTCTTGCCCTTGAGCAAATCTTTCGTCAAATCCGTTTAATTTAATCAAATTATCACGTGTGATTGCTGTGGTAAAATGATAGGCATACGGACGTTCAACCACGTGGTTATACCAACGAGATTTTTTTTCAGTAAACATAGGCAACGGTTCACCGGACTGCATGACTTTGGTTTCAGCTTTGGTGGCTGCATAGCAGTGAAAAGAAAGATAGTTGTCATTGGTCAAATTGTCTAGAGTGTACTGTAGCACATCACCCATGTGACAACATTCAGGATTTTGTATAATGATAGTATCTCCGCGACTGGCTCTAAATGCTGTGTTGTACGGCACACAAGGATTGCAGTAGTCTTTTTGAGCACGGCTGTCACTCATACGAATCACTTGTATATCCAGGTGTGGAAACTCTGCGTGTATATTGTCCAATTGTTCTTTTGGATCACAAAAATCTTCAGCAATAATAATTTCTAAATCTTTGACTTGACTTTGACTGATAGTTTTTAGTGTGTACCTTAGTTGTGGCAGGCGATTAAAATAACTCATTACAATTGATATCATTGGTATTTCTTTAGTTCTTGAACAAATATTTCTAAATGTTTGCGTTTGCCTTTAGCACTCCAGATAGCACTAGTGGGAGACATGTGCCAGTCAATATAGCTGAGTGGTAGCAAACCTTTGCGATATCGGACAATAATGTTGTCCAAGCTGTGTTGATCAAGAAACCAATAAATGTTATCTTTTTCAATTTCTGTTCGAATTGTATTGCCCAATTCGTGTATAAAATTTACTCCATTGCGACGCTCGGTAAACAACATTGCACCAGCAAGATGTCCGCCTTTGACTTTTTCGTACAGGTAAACATCTGTCTTTGGGTCATTGGGCAAGATGTATTCAAATGGTGCTCGTACTAATCCATCCACATCTATTTCTAAAAATCTAGTGGGCGTTTGTATAATTTCGGCCATACGAACAAATCGCATACAAGCATAGTAAGTTTTCCATAACCATGTATTCAAACTTTCTAAGTCATTGTCTTTGATTTCGTATTGTTTGAGTCCCAACATCTTTCGTTTGCGGCCCATGTAGGGATCTGGTAACACATCCTGTTTCCAAAAATCAAAAGCTGGCTGAAATTGTTGTTGTGTAACTGTTTCCCAGGTAATGCTCACACGATCATGTTGTTGGCAAAACTCAATTTGGTCTGGTCGAGGATTATACAAGTGAACATGTACACCATGTGGTGTATTTCGAGTTACACTGTTGATTAAAGGTATGCCGTACAGGTCAAAATAACCAGCATCTGCGGCGGCATAGATAAAGAAGTTGGCCTGGTCAAGCTTTCCTTGAAGTGGTGGTATTTGCATAGTTAAATATTTAATCCTATGAACATAGCCTACTTCCCAAATCAGATTGCCAGAAATGCCGGTCCGGTACTTGATGCTTTTTTACAAAGTTGTCGCAATCGTGGCATATCAACTGTGCAAGATTCAATGGATGCCGACATGGCTGTGATCTGGAGCCATGTTTGGGCCGGTAAGATGCGTAAGAATCAACAGGTATGGCAGCACTATCGCAAACAAAATCTACCTGTAATTGTGCTTGAAGTGGGCAATCTAAAACGAGATATTACCTGGCGTGTGGGATTAAATGGTGTTAACAACGCAGGATATTTTGGTGCAACTGGGCAAGGGCCGGGTCGTGCACAGCAATTGAACCTACAACTACAACCGTGGCGCAATACCGGAAATTATATATTGATCTGCACACAACGTGCTGATAGCGAGCAATGGATCAATCAACCTTGGCCCGAACAATGGGTCAGTGATGTTATCAAGCGAGTAAGGTGCTACACCAATAGGCCTATTGTGGTTAGGCCCCACCCAAGATTTCAATTTAAAAAAGCCTGGCCAGACGTTGCTATTCACCAGCCGTTAAAAATACCCAACACATATGACAGTTACAACTTTGCCAGTGCGCTGGACAATGCCTGGGCTGTGGTAAATTGGAATAGTGGCCCAGGAGTTGAGGCAGTTATGCAAGGAGTGCCTGCGTTTGTTGGCAAATCAAGTTTGGCGTCGCCAGTGGCCAATATTGATTTCTCACTTGTTGAACAACCACTACGTCCGGATAGACAGCAGTGGTTAAATGATTTGTCTTACACTGAGTGGACCGTTGAAGAGATTGCTCAAGGGATTCCGTTGCACCGTTTGCTTTAAACTTGAATATCTTCCATGCCGGCTGTGCGTAAACGAACAATATGTCCCATTTGCCACTGTTTGGTATCTAGTCCTTTCATGATACCCAGCCATTTGTTACGCAACAATGCCACTTCGTTGATCAAAGTCTCAAAATCAATAACTTCATCTTCTCCATCAACATACTTTTCAGCATCACGTGCTGTAAGAGCACGGGCATATCCTTCAAGATATTTTTGAAAATGCCGTCGACGAATTTTTCGTAATTGAATATTGAGATAGTTTAGTACTGCTTCAATCTCTTGTAGCTGATTAAGACGATGTTCAGTCACACCCGGAAGTTCCTTGATGTTAATTTCTACATAACCACCGATCCGGCATTCTTTCTTGGCTTCAGTTAGCTCGTGTTCGTAGTGCTGAATGAAGTCGGGAATTTTACCAATGTCAGCGACTACTCGATTATACCACATCAGTTTTCCCAGTCGTCTTCGAGATAATCCTCTTCAGCTTCTTCCTCAATGTCTTCTTCATCTTCATAGTTGTTATCATTATCAAGATAAGAAGTTAGTGCACGTTTTATATCGCCGTCGCCTTTGAAGGCGTCTCGGATATCTTCAACGTCACTGTCATGATCAATCAGTACCGCTACAACTGTTTCGGCTGCTTCGGCACGATCAACGGTGTTGATATAGCGTTTGAGTTCGCTCCACAATTCACTTACTACGGTTTCGGTCATTCCGCATCCTCCTGTTCAAGGTTACTTACCTCTTCTTTTTGATTTCCAAAGTCCTTCATGACCACATCTAAACAGTTATCGTCATTGCGTTCCCAACCTTTTCGAAACTTCTTGATAATCTCTCCTGCACTTGTGGTAAACACCAGGCTGTTGCCTTCTTTTTTGAGCAGGCCTTTTTTCTCAATCAAGTCAGTAAGACCTGAGTACGGGCTCATACCTGTTGTGTAAGGAATCTTGACTTGCACACCTTCAAAAGGTTTGGCATAGCGTGTTTTCATGACTTTACAGCCTGCACGAATACCATTTACTTCGCTTACCTTGTTGCCATCCTCGTCCTCTTTGAGCTTCATCTTCTTCATGGCTACAACAATTGAGCTAGCGTAAATGAAACCTTGTCCACCGGAGATCTTGTCATCTGGATCAAACATGTCTTGGCTGGCGTAGGTGTGATTGGTACAGACCATTCCAACATTAAACCCACCAAACATGTTGACTGAATTACGAACCAATGATGTAAGTGCCTTGGGCTTGCGACCCATGTCACCTTTCATGTCACCTGCTTCAAACTGGTTGACATCAGTTGGTGTCAACAACATGCCCAATGAGTCAATCACCCATAGCACCTTCATGCGTTCACCGTCTGGCAGTGCTTTGTAGTCAATCATGAATGTTGAAATGGCCTTGGCCACATCATCAATCATGCTCATGTTCAGTTTGAGCAACTTATCTGCGCCGGTGTCTACACCCAGTGCATGCAGCCATGTCTCATCCAGTGCGTTTTCTGTATCAACCAAGATAACAAAAATACCTTGCTCCTGTGCATTCTTCACAATGTTGCCTGAACAGATATAACTTTTACCTGCACCAGATTCGCCGGCAAACACTGTGATCTTGCCCAGTGGAATGCCTCGGTTGAAATCTCCTGAGATGAGATAGTTCAAGGCAAAGTTGCCTGTGCTAATCCAATCTGTTGGATCATTGAATCCAATGCTGAGGCCTTCTATGCTTTTGGTAATGTCCTTGCGGAACTTGCTTACGTCAAATGGTTTTCCCATGATTTTCTTCCTTGTATAAATCTTTAAAAATTGTTCTACTGTCTAATTTACGCCTTTGATCTAACAATGCTAGTTGTTCAAAGGACCCTGCTAAATCTTTTTCAAACGCCTGGTTTAAATGAGTCAACATGTTTTGGTACCCATTTTCCAGTAGATAACCTGGATGTTCAGCTATACGCTCTATTAGAATTTGTTTAACAGAGTTTAACATATTGTCTGGCAGATGTCTAATATTTAGGTATGCCGGTCCTGTCAGCGCACCAATTATGAAACTGTTATTGTGAAATCCTTGAGAGGACAAATAGTCCACACAATTAAAAATACTGTGATGATTTAATAAAAAATGCAACATGTTGAATGATATTTTGTGATCCAACTGTTTGATGATTTGCAAGTTATCTACAAAATCTTGCCATACTCCGCCATGTCGTATATATTCGTATTCGGCTTCCATGGTCTCTACACTCACAATCCAATGCACATTTTTGAACTCACAAATCAGTTCAAAAATTCTAGTATCCATTTTGCTTAGATTAGTATTGACACGTAAGTTTACGTCTGGATTGACCTTTTTTAGCAATGCTAAAAATTCCAAATTCTCTTTCATCAACAAGGGTTCGCCACCAGCCAGATACACATGTTTCAACTGTGGCGCATGTCGAAAAATATATTGTTTAAATTTTTCAACTTGTTGATCTACAGGTGTCAACATAATAACACCATGCTCG